CTAAGCGGAAATATCCACAATCTCGCAATTACCGTCTGAAGTACATGCAAGAGTCTGTGTTCCGCTTGTTCCGTCTTCTGTTTCGTAGAAAGACAAATCTTCCCAACGAATATTAGATGGCATTTTTGCAAGAAGTTCTAGATATTCTGTTTCTGTAACTTCTTGATATGGTGCTTGCTTGTAGGAATGGTCTGAATGAGGCAGGAATGAAATACCTGATACTTCATCAAAGTGCTTATACACCCAAGCCCCTACTTCCATCCACTCTTCTTCTTTTACAGATACTGTAATTGAAGGTTTGTGCTCACACCATGCTCGTTGATATACGAGCCATGTATTTAAATGATCAATAGCGGTAAGATCATTTCTTGTAATTGCACCTTCTGGAGCTTTTACTGGAAATGAAAATACATATGTATCATTTGGTTTCATAAAATCATCTTCTACAGGAATTCCGACTTCCTTTAAAAATGTAGATAGTGGATCTTTCTTATCTCCACGAACTGTGCGAATATAATAATCAGAATGCCATGCATGCATACCTGATGAAACTCCAACTAATTGAGAAACAGTTCCAGAAGGTTTAACGCATGTAATAGCAGCAGACTCATTGATGCCAATCTTTGCTGATTCTTCTTTATTCATTTCTCTAGCATATGTACGAAGGCTATCTAGAGTTTCTTCTAGTTTTTTGAGATCTTGTTTTCCTGAAAAGAACTTATTTCCAAATTGTCCAGTTAAAGAAACTCCAAGTAGGCGCTCTTCTTCTGTATTGTCCTTCCAAATTTTACGGAGATATTTAAAGTCTGTAAGAGTAGACTGCCATGTTCCAAGAATAGTGGCTAGTCTTACTTTTTCCGCCACCGTTTTTGGTGTATCTGACTCTCGAATAACGACTTCGGATAAATTACAGAACTGATAAGGTCTAAGGATAATTTCTGAGCATGGGTTAGTTCCATAATGGATTTCTTCGCTTCTGCGACCCCATCTAGATGCTTGCTTCTGTGCTGCTGCAACATTGTATATGCCACGCTCACCTGATTTTGAATCATATAAATTCTTCCATTCAGCAATAAACTGTTCCATTTCTGGTTTACGAGAATATGCTACTGAGTTATTTGATAATGCACGTTGAGAGTTATTTTCCCACCAGTTACCTGATTTTGCTGAAGCCATCTCAATGTCATTAATATTTGAAAGAGAAATCATTGCAGAACGACGAACTCCGCCAACTACAACAACTTCACCAATCTTACACATAATATCATGTGCTTCAATAGGTTTCAACTGACGGCCTGCTGCTGATTTAAACTTTGCAATTGTAAAATCAAATAAATTAATTAAAGGTTGTGGCCCAGAAGATCTTCCGCCCATAGTCTTTAAACGTGCTCCAGCTGGACGTAGTTTAGAAACATCAATTGCTGGAATCTGGCCAGCCCATAACATTGCTAACAATTCACGATATGCTTTAGCCCAACCCTGTTTTGAATCCTCTACCACAATTGTACTTGTAGACTTCTCAAATGATTCTGGAACAGAAGGAAGCTTGTTAACATACTTATATTCAACAGAGAATCCAACCCCAGTTCCACACATTAAAATATACATTGTTTCATCAAATGATCTTGGATTATCTACTGGAACAAATGAACAGTTATATCCTGCAACATGGTCTCTATCAAGAGCAGCACCTGCAGTCATAACTGCTCTCATTGAAGGCATTACATTTCTATCATATACAGCATTCTTCAGTTCTTCAACAAGTTTTATATCAGGAGTATAGTTATAGTTACTAGACAAATGTTCTAGCATAAAATTAAAATATCGATCTACCGTCTCGCCCCAAGTTTCACGGCGGCTTTCCTCTGAAATCCATCTTGCATATCTTGATAATGCAATAAAATTTTCATATGGATTTTCAATAATTTTAGACATATCTACACCTTTTCCGCCTTTTGGCTAATAAATTTAATTAAGAAGTTAATTCTACCAAAAATAATTTTCTATGTGAAGAGATTAAATATTTTTTTTGTATATTCTTTTAGTCAACTAACTTGACATAAATTATAAAACAATGTTATTATTATATTCCGTTATCTCTAATGGAGGAAATGCCAATGGAGAATATGAAAGAAAAGTTTAGTGATTTAATACATCACTATACTGCGATAGCAATAATGGTATTGTTTTTATTCTCAGGAAAAGAAACAATGCTACCTGCTGCAGAAGCATTAATTGTGAAACCACAAATAACTTCTCAGCAAGAAGAAAAACTGAAGAAACAAACGCTGGAAAAATTCAGCAATACTGTGTATAAACCTTCAGAAATGCTTACAGATAAAGAGTTAGCAAAACTTTTAAAATCTGTTGGTTTTGAAGGCAAAGCCCTTAAAATGGCTTGGGCCATAGCCAAAACGGAGTCTAATGGACGCCCTATGGCATATAATGGCAACAGGAATACTGGAGACAGTTCCTACGGAATTTTTCAGATCAATATGCTGGGAACTCTTGGCACAGATCGTAAAGAGAAATTCGAATTGAGATCAAATGTACTATTATTTGATCCAGTCATAAACGCAGAGATAACGTATTATATGACTAAAGGCGGAACGGATTGGTCAAGCTGGCCTAATTCGATAAACAAAGCAAAGAAATTGGTAAACCAATTTCCTAAGTAGTAAGGAGATAAATTGAAGATACAAATAGTGTCTAAATATTTATCTTTAGCAGAAGAGGGCCTTGTTCAAAAAATGGAATGTCCATTAGATCAAGGCCTTCTTATGCCAAATATGGATGAAAATGACGAAATATTTTTATATTGCCTTTCTTGTGAATACAAAAAGGTTATTGGATATAAATTATACTGCCAGATGAAAGAAGCAATAGTAAATGTCAGAAAAACCAAAATATAATAAAGATTTTATTTTTGATTTATCGCTAAATGTACCGTGTGTTCATATACCAAGAGATTTTATAGCAAACAGAATGACTTCTAAAATTGTAGAATATTTAGATAAAAATATGCAAGATGGTAAAACAATTAAAGAAGTTTTATTTGATATAACTGGTGATGAAAAATATAATGGATGAATCTAAACAAAATTTAGAAGATAATTTACCAATGGTAAATTATATTATGCTTCATAGAATTTATGACATTTTAACACTTATAGCTAATTCATTAGCAAAAGATGATGAATCTAGACTTCAGGTGTCTAAAATGATAGAATATCATAAAGAGGGATTTTTGCTGGGACCCTCCCCAGCTTTTAGATCAGAGGAAAATAATGAATAAAGAAGAAGTTGTACAATTAATGCTAGATACCTTCCAGGAGATCAATTATCTTATGGCTACTGGTAGTGGTATGGATTTAGAAGAAATAAAGAAGCAAATGGAACAAAGCGAAGGATCAATTAGATACATGCTAACAGCCTGTTACGACAAGCTAGAGCAGAATGATCTTTTAAAGAAATAATATAATAAATGTGATAAAATAACTATATGCCTAGACATTTTGCTAAAAGACTATATGGACCTTACTTCCCTTATGACCATATTCCTCATGAAAGCAAAGATGATAATAATTATATAGGGAATAGAGTATTTTTAATATTTAAAAAGATATTGAAAGTGTTGACTTTTAAAAGATAAACATTTATTATTAAGATGTGAGTTGAGTTTACTCCTCACTTAAGCACATAAGTGCTACAAAAACTCGGATGGATCCGCCTCTATCCGAGTTTTTTGTTTTTTATTATATTAAACAGATTCTGTAAATTTTTTATATGAAGCTAACATTGCTGGAGTACCGTATTTAACTACTAGTTCAGAATGATCATAGTCTAAACCTTTTTCATCTTGATACTTTACAGTCAATTCATGTCCAAGTGATTGGTAATCTTCTTCAGATAACTCTCTTGGATTTTTTTCTAATTCTTCACCTATTAAATCTAGTGCCAGTGAGGACCAAAGGTGCTTAAGGTCATCTGCTGAGATAGTATCTATCCACTTTGCCATTTTTTTACTCCTTATATATAAGTCTTGTGGAATAACCACGCTATTAATTATACATTATTTTTGTTATAAACAAATGTAGTGCGAAAAAAAGTGCGGCGGAAAATAGAAGAACAACTATTTATAAATCCCAATCCCATCCAATTGGAGGTATAAATCCAATATTAGGATATTCCTCATCTTTAGGGGCAAATATATTTTCTTTAGGAGTCCATGCACCATATTTAATAACTAACATATAAATCATCAATGTTTCACATGGAACAATATACATATTATCCTTTTCTTCTCCAATGATCATTATTTTCATTAAGAGATGCCCATAAGGCAAATCCCATAAGAATAATGCCAGATATACATCCAATAAAGAAAGCTATTTCCATATAATAATTATATCAGTAGGCCTATTGGGATTTGAACCCAAAGTCGATTGTATATAAGACAATTGCTTTCACCAGATTAAGCTATAGGCCCAAAAATATTTGAAGCGCTATGCCAGATATGATAGTTATTATGGCTATTGCTGTTATGGTGATAAGTAGTCTCATTTTTAGATTTTTCCCGCCTTTTCTTGTATATATATAATATATTTTATATATTGATATCTGGGAATATTAGATTTTAGGAAAGCCCCCCTTTCCCCCCATTGAAAAAATTGCTACAATGTTGAGAATAGGGAGAGCGACATCTGGTATACATTGAGTATCAGTGTAAGCCCCCACAAACCAAGATAATGGTATCACGAGAAAAATTGCTAAGTCAATAGATAAAAGAAAAAACCTTCCTGGTGCGATATCCCTTATTAGGCAATGTTCGTGGAAGGTGTTGTTGATCTAATTCTATCATATTATAGTAAACTATAAAAGTACCCGCCCAAA